ATGGTCATAGTAATCACCTAGATGGATTATCTTCTTTATGTCATGCTCTTGGCAATAAGGAAAGAATACTTGTTCATAGAATCGTTCCTGATAATCTATGAATATTTGTGATGAGTTTCTTACACCACAGTGGGTATCATTAAGTAGTGCTATTTTCATTTTGTTTTCCGCAGTGTGGACAATATAATTTCTTTGGTTTCCATAGGTGTTCCATGGTGGCTATACTCCAATAAGAAGAACAGAAATCACATGTGAAATGCCATATGGTTTCTCTATCTACTTTCACCGTATACCCTTGTTAATTTCAATAACTTTTTCTAACAAAGTTAATGGAGATCCTTTTCTTTTTGCTGAAGTAACAAATGCTGCAGTATCCTTTGGTAAACACATACCGCCGAAACCTCGCTTCATGTCAGGCCCAGGGACCATCATATGGCTCTCACCGATACGTGAATCCATAGCAACTAATTCTGTTAGCTCATCAAAGGATTTGCTTGAATACAATCCACGGAGCTCGTTAAAAAAGATAACCTTCGTTGCAAGGAAACTATTAATAGTATACTTAGCAAAGGCAGCATTTTTCATCGATGTGAATTTAACATTATTCATTTTGATGCCTGCACCTTTAAATATTTCATACCAAAATCTACAATCAGCACCACCAAATATGGCAAACTCTTGATTTAAAAATTCATTGATAGAATCTTTTTCGGTTAGGAATTCAGGATTATATGTTAAGTAATAGTCATCTTGTAGTTGTTCTATTAGCTCAAGTGATACGGTTGACTTAATTAAGATAGGTACACGAGGCATAGATCCACGAATTTCTTGGTGATATTGTTCCACCAGCATATCATCACATTCGCCTGTTAAACCTTGTGGTGTGGGCAAACATAAGATAACACCATCATAATCATCTCTTAAAGGATTATCATATCCTTTCTCAGGGTCATGGATTTCTATATAGCAATGACGCATCATAGTTAGGCCGGCAAATACAGCTTTACCCACAACACCATACCCTACTATTAAAAAGTTTCTATTCGTCACAGGATCATCTCCTGCACAAAACCTACAATTCCCATAGCAAATACTACAACAATAATCACTTGCGCAAATCTAATTGCAATGTAATCAGCCATATTCACATCTCCATATTGATTAATTTCATAATATATATTATATCACACTTTTGCCATATGTACATACTCTGCTTCAGGAATAAGTGTTTCTTTATAGTATTCCTTATGCCACCTAGCAAACATGTGAATTCCATCTTTGATAGTTAAGTTGGGGCTATATCCTAACGCTTGAGCTTTAGTAATATCTGCTAATGTTGATTTGACATCTGCTGGATGCATTGGTAAAAAGTTCTTTTGTGATACTCTACCTAATTCATCTTCTAAGCATCTTATATAATCCATTAACTCATTACTAACACCTGTGCCAAGATTATAGATCTCATGCTTATTCTCTTGTGGTTGATTAAGTATATTTTCTAATACAAGATGAATACCTTGTACTATATCATCGATGTACGTAAAGTCTCTTTGCATATCACCGTTGTTGTATATATCAATAGGTTTACCTTTAGACATAGCATCAGCAAATAAGCCTAATGCCATATCAGGCCTACCGTATGGTCCGTACACTGTATAGAATCTTAAGCCTGCTGATAACAAACTAGAAGATTTAAATTGCTTCTCATTAACAAACTTAGACCATGCATATGGATTAAGTAAGTCACTATCTACAGATGATGATGAAGCATATACCACAGGTATTTCTAGTTCTTCACATCTATGAATTAGTCTTTGCGTTGCAGATATATTTGTATCAATATACATTTGTGGATGTTCTAAAGAATATCTAACACCAGCATGTGCTGCTAAGTGTATTACTGCATCATAGTCTTTTAGACTTTCCCAATCAACAGTCTCAATATCACCATCACAAATATGTGTACTCACACCAAGTTTAAAGGCCCTATCTCGTTTTAACTTTGGGTCATAGTAATCATTAAAGTTATCTATGCCAGCAACTTCATAACCTTCCTCAACTAGTTTCTCAGCTAAGTGAAACCCTATAAAGCCTGCAATACCAGTAATATATATTTTATGCATTACGCTACTGCCATGTGCAGTTCTAGCCCCTTTTTAATTTTTTCTTTCTCGTTCTTATCAAACTCTTTAATAGCGCCATCGGTCTCTTTGATCTTACCGATCTTCTCACGAAGTACATCAAGGAATGATTGATCAATAGGGTTATTGATATCGATAGAAGATACAAAGTCTTCTATGTTAGCCTGCTCCATGAACTTAAACTTGATATCAGTCTGCTTCTTCTCTTTAACAATTCTACGAATGAAAGCAAAGTAAGCTATTTGGGTGAAGTATGAGAATGCGTTAGGTTTACCCGTGCGAGTAGATGCATCAATACGATAGTTATAAATTGCTTTTAGACAATTCTCAACACCGTCCATGACCATTTCATCTCGGTATGTATATCGTACAAAGTTTGGTTTGTGGGATAGTCCTTCACAGATCTTCATAAAGCACACTGCAATATAGTCAGGTACAACTGGATTATTTTCTCCAGCTTCCTTGGCTGCGTTTGCTGCAGTCACATAGTCGACTACTGCATATGAGAAATCTCTGTTGTTTACGTAATGGGGTTTGTCTCTAGGTTTAATTTTCTCAGTCATGATGAATCCTATTTGTTTTTAATGTATTACTATTATATCATAGTTTTATACATATGTACATACCTAATTAAATATATTTATTTTTTAAAAGGTATGTACTTTTGCGGTAAAGCATGATATAATAAGAGAGTATCTCTGCGGAGGGACAGTATACTATTAATGGGTAGTTGAATTACCTCTGATATGATTTGAATCTTCTATTGCTCTGTTATCCATATCTGTAGCAGCATCTAATACCGTTCTCATATAATATGCCTTTACATCTGTTTGTACATCTGAAGTTAGCAAGACATCATATTCTTTTAGATAGTGTAAACTGTTAGCGGCGAATGGTAGCCATGGTGTAAAAACATATTGATGCTCATTATCAACCATAATATTCATTGGTTCTTCTATAGCAATCAAAAACCCATCATCTTCATCATCATCAAACTCATGTGTGTATGCAATAATCGATTCACCTGAAATCAATTTAAATATTTTAACTGGGATATCTTCCAGTTGTATGGGGAATTCTTCTACTTCTGTTATATCAGTCATATATCTATTTATACCAATTTAATTTCATGCATCTTAAATTTAAACCTTTCTTTAGAGTATATTTTGACGCGTTCCGCGGCATGGTTGAGTGTGTAATTCTTATTAGACTTCCAATGTAGGTCATCAGCTATGTCATATATCTTCGTATCTAATGTGCTTTTTCTTAATCCCCTACCAATACTTTGCAATACCCTAATCTGAGATTTAGATGGAGAGGCAAATATGATGTTATGTAGATTAACTATATTGATACCTGTAGAGAATGTACCATAAGAACATACTAGTATAGCATTAGCTTCTGTCTCAGTTATTGCTCGTATCTCTTCTCTGGTGTCCGCAGGTGTCTTACCACTGACATAAAATACTTTTCTTGTATCATTAACCGCAGCATTGATTGATCTAAACAGTGGTTCGCCATGCTTATCTACGTATTGAAACAATACTAATGTATTCCCTTTTAGATCTATGGCTAGATTCTTTATAAAGCTATTACGTCTTGAAGAAGTTACAATCCAATCAACTTCATCTTGGTACTTCATCTTGCTTACTAATTTACAATGGTCATCACTGTGTTTAAGTAATAATATATCAATAGATACGTTTGCAAGATCTCCACGATCAATAAGTTCTTTACTTGTTGTGATATTCTTATGTGCTCCAAACAAACCTTCGAGAACAAGCTTATGTGTCTGCGTACCATCAAGAGTACCAGTCAATCCGAATCTATATCTTGCCTGTGTGCATTTGGTTAGGATACTTGTAAGAGACTTTGCCTTAAAGTTGTGTGCCTCATCTCCTATAACCATACCGAATGTTTGAAAATATCCTTTCTGCATTTTGTATATAGATTGCCATGTGGATATATATACTCG